AAGGATTGCCAGGTGAATTCCGCTTGCATGGCATCAGGCGCAAGACTCCCAATCGATCGCGAAGATTTCATCAATTGGCTTGCATTGAATGAACTTCGAACCGCCAACCGATCCATCAACCGAAAGATTATAAACCGTAATGTCAACACCACTATCAGCAAAGGCAGATCCGTTCCAAGTATAAACATCAACCGTTCCACTGGTTGGCGATGTTCCAGAACTCGCAGCTGCGATCGCTGATTGCGTTTTGCAATAAACATTGGACATTCGATCGAAGCGAATTAGGCAGTTCTTCAGGCCCGTTCCTGCTGGCCTGTGAAGGATGTGGATCGATCCAAATCCGCCAGCAACCAAGTTCGCACCAGCAGAAGTTGGAAGGTGTGCGTACCTGCCAGGGTTAGTGCAATCGACTTCAGCAATGCAAATACCAGCTACAGCAACCAGGCCAACCTTTCCAGCTTTGATCGGTTCAAGGGCAATGCAAATGCGATCGAATACCGCTGAAAATGCTTGCTGCGAAATCTTCAGGGTTGGAGTGTACAAAAACTCGCGATCGTTATCAGATTCAGTGAAAAGAACATCTTCGATTCCAAAGCAATCACCCCGCCCCATATCGCTGGCATCAACATTCTTTGCCTTCATTGCGATAAAGGTTGGCCTTCTGCTGCCAGGGTTGGTGCTGTCTCCAACCTGATCCCTAGCTAGATCAGCGATGTTGTTCCAATCCCTGGCAGAAATTGAAAGCGGCTGGCCCCTCGATACTTTGGAAATGTTCGCCATTAGAAACCAATCTTCAAGTTCGCAAAGTTCGATTCAGAATAGACCCTTTCGACATAAGCCGCCAAAGGTCTTTGAACTGTTTTCTTTGCAGTGGAATCATCGTTTTCTTCAAACAAGATCCAAAGATAATCATGACCCTTCTTCGCAATGCTAGTGATCGAACCTATCGAAAGGCCTGTCGCATTTGCTGAAGCTGCGAAGTGATATTGGAATTCGTTTGGCTTGTCTGGAACAAATTCACCTGAAGCACCAAGGAAAAGCAATTCCCCTGCAGCATAGCTTCCAACTGTGGCGTTGTTGGTGGTTCCAGACATCGAAGCAAGTGTTCGAATGTAGGCATCGATGGTTGATGAATTCACATCAGCAGAAGAAGCAGCATGGCGATAGGTTGCTGTCAGCTTCAATGCTGGAATGGTGATGTCCACTCCCTCTGGCTCGCCACCAGATTTCACACCAATCGCATTTTGGAAATCAGGCGCAGTTCTTCCACTGATAGCGTATTTCGTTGTTGCCTTTGAAGTTGTGATCTTGATCGATCCACCAGTGGTATCAAAACTCCATCGAATTACTGATTCAGGTGCTTTCCAAGTGTACTTGGCATCAAAGAAATAACGATGTTCGCCAGCTTCTTCACGCCAGCCAAGACTATCCAGATAAAGGCCATTGAATGTTGAAGGACAAGCTGCAAGAACTGCAGTGTTCAGCGAAGCAATCAAAGCTTCAAAATCTGCAACCGTTGAAGGCCTTCCAGTGGTTGGATTGTCATCCCAAGCTTCGAACGTCAGAACCGATTCACCAGATCTTGCTTCTTCTGATCCATTCGACCCGCAAAGGAATTTTGTTTTGACTGTCATTAGTTGAACTGCGCCCCCTTCTTCTTGTTCTGTTCCCTCATCAGGCCAACCATCAAACTTGTGTTCTTGGCTGTCTGCTGCTGGAAGTCTGAACCAGTTGCTAGAAGGCCAGCACCAGCAGCGCTAAACGTACCCCTGGAAGCCAGCTTCGTTCCGCCAGTCTGAAGCATTGTTGGCGAAAGTTCACCAAAGTTCAGACTTCCTCCCTTGTCCTTGAAAGCTGTCTGAACATCGCCACCAATGCCAGTGATGAAATCTTTTGCTTCCTTCATCACACCTTGAACACCGATCGAAGTTGCATCAATCGCAATTGCTGCAGTCTTTACAGGATTCACATAGGTTGCATCAGCGACTTGATTCATCGCCTTCAATCGGTTCTGGATTTCGTTCTCCTTGGCACCCATCTTGCCAAAGGATTTCGCCATATCACCACCACTGAAAAGATTGATCTTTCCACCACTAAAATCACTCAGCTTGTCAGATAGTGTTTTCAAAAAGACCATGAACGAACCAGTGATCTGATTCAGGATCTTCGTGATTTCAAGTTCCATTTGCGTGAATGCGATTTGTGCTGCCAGGGCAAGGTTCCCTGAAAGCAATGCCTTTGCAAGTCCACCGAAGGCAGCAGCAACTGCATCAATTGAAATCGCTGCATAATCAACCATCTTTCGCATCCATTGGCCAACTGAAACAACCACCTTAATGATTTCGTCGCGATAGTAGATCGCAGCACCAACAGCAGCGATGAAAAGGCCAATTGCGATTCCAAGGGGCGAAAAGATGAATGCGATCGCAGCAGATAGGAAACTGAAGAATGCAATCAGTCCTGAAATGACAAAACCAACCGCCATTGCTGCAGTACCAAAGAAGATCAAAGCGCCGCCAATTGCTGTCATGATCGCCAGGCCAGCAGCAAGCGTGACGAAAAGTGTTCTATTCGCTGCAACCCAACCGCTTATCGTTGCGATGACATTGGAAATGATTCCCAAAAGCCTGGTCAAAGGACCTGCGATAGCTGCCCCAACCTGCATGGCGATTCCCTTCATTGCCATCGTTACAGTATCAAAGGCATCGCCCAAAGCTTCTCCCATTCGAACATCGCTATCAGTGATAGTGATCCCAAGCTGATCAGCCTTTGATTTGTTCTCATCAAGGCCAGCGAAGAAATCCATCAGCGAAGATCCTGACTTCCCAAATACATCCATCGCCATTGCAGTTCGCAAGGCAGGATCTTTGATTCCTGCAACAGTCTTTCCAATCTTCTCGAATCGATTTTCTGGACTCATTGCCATCAGGTCTGACACCGAAAGGCCAAGCGATTCAAACATTGCAACCGCTTGCTTGTTCCCCATAGCAGCTTCACCAAGCGACTTTGAAACCTTCTGCATTCCCTTTTCTACAGTTGGAAGATCCGTTCCAGTGATCTTGGCAGCGTATCCAATTTGTGAAAGGTAATCCCTTGCCATTCCGGTTCTGTTCGCCATGTCACCGATTTCACCAGTGGTTGAAGCGAATGCCTGGGCGATCGAACCGAGTGCGCCTAAAGCGCCGCCACCAATGCCAGCCAAAGCGCCGCCAGCTGTTGCAACACTGCTTCCAAATGACTTCAGCTTTTTCGAAGCATTGGCCAGGCCTTGATTCATCTGGTTTCGAATACGAAGAAGAACGTGCGCCCTGCCTGCTTCAATGTCTTTTGCTGCCATTATCCAACACTCGCAAAAAGGCCAATGATTGTTCCAGCATTAACTTCAGCTTGCAAAGCGGGACCCATGAAAGGACGTTTTGCATACCTGGCCCGACGAACCCGATATTCCTTGTTTGGGTTCACTCGCCTTCGCCAGTCACGCCTTCGCCATCGACCTGATCCGTAGAATCGTTCTTCATGAATCAATCCGATCCCACCAAATTCAAGTCTTTGGGGAACAGTAGTGAAGCTACCTGATTGATGTTCCCTTTGGTTCAGCTTGACTGGACCGATCACAACCGATTCATCGGTTGCGTCAAGGTGAAAAAGAATTGTCTTCAAGCTAGCGAACGAACCGCTTTTCGCGTGGACGTTTGGCGGCCTGCCAGGTTGGGAAGTTCCTTTTCTTCGTTGAAGGATCTTCGTCATTGCCCTTCGACGAATGAAAGCACCAGCCCGCGAAAGCCTTCTGGCGTTCACTTTGCCTGTGTGGGCAAGAACCTTTGATCGATCGAAGAAAAATTCCTTCATCGAAATATCGACAATGGAAAGCTTTGGGTCAATCATCGTGGATCACCTGGCTTGCTGTGATGGTTGTTTCCAAGATCTTTCCGTTCTTCTTCAAAACTCGATACTGGCGTTCGATCGCATCAACATCGAATGAATCTCTTGCAGTCTTTGACCAGTATGGATTCAGCGCTTTTGGTGTGACCTGTTTTCCATTGACCAGGAAAATAGCGTGCATGATATGCGCCGCCTTGTTGAATTCATGGCCTAGCCTAGCTTCAGCAGCGATCATCAGGTTTCGAAGTGTCCATTCCCCTGGATGAACACCAATGATTCCAGCACATTCCCAAACTAGCTTCCAAGCTTGCTCAGATCTTCTGCCAGCTGTTGATCTGCCTTTTCGATCAGTTGCTGAAGCTTTTCTTCGACTTCCTTTGACTCGACTCGATTCAAGGCCTTTTCTTCCAGCGCCTTGATCGTTCCCATCGTTTTCCTGACTAGGACTGCGATTGCCTTTTTTCCGATTGATTGGGAAAAATTTTCAATCGCCGCAGCGAATGCCGATTGAACTTGTTCGAATCGTCCTTCTTCTTCGATCAGGGTGTCAACAAATTGAAGATAGTTCATCCCCTGCCTTTCCCACTGAGGGCGCAGAAGTTCAGCGATTGTCTCGATCTGCTTCATTGTGTCCTGAAGCATCTTTTCGAAATCCTTTGGGTTCATCAGATCGAACCCATTTGATTCCTTTAATCGAATGCAATCGCTGAGATTGATTTTGCAGTTCCATTGGTTGCCATTGGAATCCTGCCAGGTGGTTGGTTTCACTTCAGTTTGTCCCCTACTGAATGAAAGGTTGCGAATTGAAAACTACTCTGAAGCAGGTGCTTCAGGTTCAGCAGGTGCTTCAGGTTCAGCAGGTGCTTCGCCCTTCAATCGCTGAACATCAGAAACAAGAACTGTGATCTTTTCGTGATCTTGAACAGCTTCTGACAAAGTGTCGCCGCCAAGTTCACGCCATTCCTTTGCAGTAATGGTGCAGTACATTTGAAACCTCGATGAAACAAAACAATCGAATATGAAACAGATAGGCCAATTCTTGAATCGAACTAGGCCAAAATTGAAACGAATTAGGCAGTTGTCACGCTGAAGGCCGTTATTTCAGGAATTGTGTCATCTTCGACTTCGACCAATTCCACATCGTAAGTGACCCCTTCTTCGTCAGCTTCCGAAATGTCGAACTTCGAAACAACGACAGGACCTCGAACACCAGTTCGTGTGGTGCCTGGATCGAATCGACCATTCATGAAGCAAACATCAAGAACGGTATCGTTGTCAAAGCTGTCTTGAAGATCATCCAAGACCGTATCAGCAGATCCTGCCTTCTTTACATGGTATTTGAAGGTAAAACCGAACTCTTTGTACCCAGTTACCTTCTTTTTGTTTTCAGCACTGCGATACATTCGATCTGAAGTTGATCGCGATTGGGTTCGATTCACATCGCTGATTCTTCCAAGGTGAACCCATGTTGGCGAAGCATATGTTCCAGTATTGATGTAGCCTGCTCGTTTTCGTCCGGCTTGTAATGTCATCTGTTATTCCTCTGACAAGAAATCAAGCTTGATTTCCGAAGTGAAGATCTGGTAATCAACTAGGAAATCAGGCCTGTAGATCGGTGAATTGGAAATCGACTGGAAAACGCAATTCGAAATTGATTTCTCGTTCAGCGCTCCCCCTTCGCGAAAAAGTGCTTTGATGTCTTCAACCTTCTCCATGCAACCATCAAAGAATGGTGTGTTCTTCAATGGATCGCGATAATCAGGCGAAGCGTCAGGAAGCTTTAACTGGTAGGCAAGAACGATCGAAAGCTTCAGAATGTCAATTCTTCGCTTCGTCGAAATTTCCTCCGTATTTGCCATGATCAAATAGGTGTCAGTAGCACAATCTTCAGCGCTCATAAATGGCGCGTAAACTCGCTGGAAATCGACACCCAAAGCAGAATCAAGTTCAGTCTTCAGTGCTTTGGCTAGTTCAACGACTGGTACAAGTGTTGTCATTGCTCTTTCGCACTGATTCTGATGAAAGTTTTCTGCCCGTCTGACCATCGCCAGCAGTTGTTGAATGTTCCCCTTGGTTGAACTCGATATTCGATCCCATCCAGGGAAGTGATCAGACAACCGCTTGTCGGTTCAACGAAATTTCCGTCAGCGTCTCGAAAGTCTTCTGGATCGCCAAGGAAATCCCATTCTTTTGACTCAATTGCAATCAGATCGCTTGCATCAACCTGGTTGCTTTCAGGTTTCGATCGAAGCAGGACGATTCCTTCCAGGGTGGTGGTTCCATCTGTGAAATCGAATGCCTGACCAGCAGCGCGAAGCGCGGCCAAGAATCCTTGGCGTTGCGTCGCGCTAACTGGCGGGACATTCGACATTGAAACCACCCCTGGAAGAAGAAAAGATCCTAGTGATCAACCGAACTAGGCAACTGCCGTTTCAGCGTTGCTGATTCCGTCAGTTACGACGATAGGAATGCCTTCAACTTCGGTTGGAATCGGTGCTGGCGCTCCAGTTGGGCTGGTAGCAGTTCGCGAAGCTCGAAGCTGCTTCAACGATCGACGATTCATCGCGATAACCGTTGGCTGTCGCGAAGATGGAAACAAAGCAATCGCTTCATAGATCATCGCATCAGTAAGGGTATAGGTTGAAGCTGCTAGGTTGGCGATTCGTGCGACCGAATAGGCTCCGCCCATCTTGAAGCCCATCAAAGCTTCTTGGACTCGGAAATACACTGGCATTTCCTTGCTGTTGGCACCAAGGATCAGCTGTTCCATTGTTTCGCCAACTTCAATGTTCCCATCGCGACCAAGAATCAACTCGACACCATCAGTTCCTTGTCGCATCAAGTAAACCGATGTGAGGGCAGAAGATCCACCAGCACCATAGACCTGACCATCGGCCAGCGCGTCGATGTAGGTGTTGGCTTTCAAACCGACGAAACCAGCAGAATCGTTGGATACACCATAGAAGAATTGCGCTTCAGCAACCGCCATAGCTTTGCGAAGTGATCGAGCGCCTTCAAAGTCCATGAAAGCTTCGACACCACCAGGATAGGCCTTGGCAATCTGCTGATCGACCCGAACATTCGCTGTCAACACTTGAAGCGTGTTGGTGACAAGCGTTTGGGTTGAAGCGGTATAATCCGTACCGTCGTTGATCGCTCGGAATCCACCACTGGCAGCAGTGGTATCCTTCAAGTATTTGTGTTGTGTTCCATTCGAAGCGTTTGCCAGAACTGCTGACATCTGCTTCAAGAATGGTGCATCATCCAAAAGATCATTCACGAAAGCTGGATCAAGGTTTTGATCAGCGATCTGAAGCAGCTGTGCTGCAGTGGTCAACGTATTGGCCATTTGTAAAAAACTCCGTTTGAACTGAACTGAACTGAATCAAAAAATGTTTGAAGCGAACTGAAGCTAGTTTGTGGAAGCTAGCTTCTTTGCTTCGCTGATCGACTTTGCCGCAGTTGGTTTTTGGGTTGAAAATGCGCCGCTCTTGTGTGACTCTTTTTCTCCAACCGTTTCGCCAATCTGCTTCAACTTGCTTTCAGCGTCTTCTGCTCGCTTCGTCGCTGCGTCCCGTTCAGCACAAAGCTTGTCAATGAATTTGTCCTGTGCTGTAGACCAATCAAGGCCATCAGCAAAGAACTTCGCACCATCAGCATCACCAAAGCGATTCATGAACCGCTTCAGTTCGCAGCGTGGATCGGAAGACAACTGCGAAGCTTCTTCGACTTGCGTTTCAGTAGCTTCTGCAGGAGTAGATTCATCACCCCCTTCCTTCGTTTCAGTGGAAGCAGTTGCTTCCGTGTTGGTTTCAGCATTTGCTTCAACCTTCGTTTCTTCAAGTTGATCAGCGTGCGCGGCCGTTAATTTCTCCGCACTGTTCTTTCGTGGCATTGGCTTGCCCCTCCAAGAAAAATGAAATGCGGAACTATCCGCAAGCTGTGATTCGGTGTTACCATCTGCCCCGTATGGACAAACAGCACAACCACGCAATCGCCATTCCCTGGCAATCACGCCAGGACCAGCGAATTGAAACCCGTTGACTTCAGTGGTGGTGTTTTCTGGAATCCATTCCAAAACAGCTTCATCGAAGAAGATGGAAGCTTCGAAGGGGATTCCTGCAGCACCTTGGCGAATGACAATATCTGCCCGATCGCCTTCAATCACTGAAACAAGCTTTCCAGCCAGGGTAAGGCCTTCTTTGCCGACGTCCTGAATGTCTGAATAGCCGATGATCTGATTTTCATCATGGCAATAATCCAGGCAGATCTTGTCCTTGGCTGAATAGCCTTCCATATCGTGGACAATGCGACCCCAAAACCAATGTTCGATCGGTTGGGAAGATCTTGCCAGAAGCGAAATTTCCGCTTCGTTCGATGTTTGATCAGTCTTCTTGATCGATGAAACAGTTGCATCGAATCGAAAAGCTGAAACTGGAATGTTTTCAGTTTTCATGCTTTGGCATCCAGGGTTGGTGCTGGAAACTGGACATCGAAATTCAGGTTGAATGGTTCACCTAGAAGCTCGATCCCCTTGTCTCTTGCGTGTTTGATCACTGCGATTGTTTGATCAATGTTGTCAAAGACATCGCCCGTTCCGCGTTCCTTGGCGATCCTTTGGGGATTGTTCAGGCCCGAAGCGATCGCTTTCAGATCCCCGACGATTTCTTCGCTAGGTTTCCACCAAGGCATTCCAAGTGGGACCCATTCAGCGTGAATGTCAGCAAGTGACATTGATCGAGGAATCGTCAATTCATCATTCAGCATCCACTTCGTAAGCTTGAAATATGTCCATCGCCTGCGAAGTTCGATCTGATCAGCCCGCTTGTCAAAGGTGGATCTTTCGTACTGAAGCCATGAACCCCTTGCCCCTGAATAGTTGGTGTGCGCTTCGTCGAAGAAGCTGTACGGGATGTCAAGCGATTTCAAGGCAATCATCAAAACCGTTTGGCTGAATTGCTGGAATTCGTTTGAAGGGTTCTTCGATTCAAGCAGATCAACAGATTCATCAGGATCAAGATCGAATACAGTTGGCCCACCTGACAGATCGATTTGCCTTGGCTGAATCTCATCTGAACACTGTGGCGCGTGATCCTCGCTGACTTCGCCACCTGCAGGGAAGACTTCATCCAGGGCAGTTGCTTCTGACTTTCGCGAAAATGCCAAGGCAAAGATCTGGTGAATTTTTGTCTTTATCAGCGTGTAATCAATGTTTTCCTTGACGTCTTGGAAGTGATTGATAGATGAAGTGACTGGCGAAATTCCTCGGACCTGATCTGATGCGAATCGCTCGAAGAAACCATACAAAGCAAGGTTGCTGGCGCTGATTATCTTTGAGTATTGATACCCAGTGTTTGGGCTTGGTTTTCTTGTATGGAGACTGAATCTGTATGGATAACCAGCCCCATCGATTTCAACTCCATCAACCCATTCGCGACCAG